CTTAGAATATTGTTTACCGGTTGCCGTGGTCTTGTCGTATACGCCATTTATATAACGGTCTACTACAGGCCCTTGTGGTCTGCCTTGTGGGTTAAGCCGCCCGGAAGTTTCATAAATAGCACCGGCAGCGCTTACGTTAGCTATACGCGCTAAAGCTCTAAAACCGTTTCTATTAACTTTACTAGGCGCTGTCCTATAACCTATGCCTCTCCTAGCGGCAGCTGCATCAAATCTCGGAAATTGTCTATATTTAGTATCGCTAGCCTCTGCCTTACTCCACCCGCTTAAAACAGTAGCAGGTATAAAACCGCGGGCAACTGTGACTATAGGTTTTAATAAAGCCACCATTTCTTTTTGCAATTCTTTAGATAATTCTGGCGTAAACTTGCGTAATGCTTTGCGCGCTTCAATAGCGCCTCTTAACTCTGTTGGCATCTTGCACCGCCTTAGCTTTATCTGTTAAAACTTTTAATATATTACTAAACATCATTTCATCTAAATCTAATAAATACTGGGGCGCTATGCCTGTTTCTACCGCCACTTGTGCGATTAGATAGCCAAAGCTACCGCGCCCCACTATTCCAAAGGGTCATCATCTAGTACCTCAACTTTAGCTAAGGTTTCTAGAAAATCTGCCCCGTAACTTTTTACGGCTTCCCCGCTTGTGCGTAAACACTCCCAAGCAAGCCAGTAAACGTCACTCTGTTTTTCATCATCTCTAAAGGCTTTGTGAAAACCTTTTTTAGCATACAGCTCAAAGGCGTACTCAATACGGGGCGTAATCTTATGCTCAGTTACGCTTCCGTCTGCCCTTGTTATTTTAAGTTTTGCCATTTTGTGCCCCTTTGTCTAGTTTACGGTGCTGTTGTGATAACGATAGGTGAGTTGCAAGTAAATGTAATGCTTTGTGTGCCAATATCGCCTACAGCGCCGTTTATGTCGGTTGTATTATTTACTAATACGGTAGTTGTATACAGCGGGTTAGTAGCGCTAGTTACTGCGCTTGTTTGTCTTAAAATTAGAGTTACTGTAGTACCCCACGCAGCTTGCAACGCAGCGCGTACCGCGCCTGCACCGCTAGCAGCATTATCATTAAGAAAATCAAGCGTAATAGTGCTGGCCTCTAAACCTTTAACAAACTTATGTGCGCTATCGCCCATAGCTGTTACCTCTAGCTCGTCAAAGCTACGGTTAATAGTTGCGCTAGTAACGTGGTCTGATAACACCACGTTGTTGAGCGTAACTTCTACGCCGTTAGAAAGAAAAATTGCCATTGGTTATGCCTCGTTTTCTGTTGTCGGTGTTTCTGTTGCTTTTTGCTTTGTATCTTTAACCTCTTTAGGCAATTCTTGGCCTATTTTGATTAAAAACGCTTTTTCTTCATCTGTTAGTGCCATTTTAGCTCCAGCTCGTTAGTACGGATATTTGTAAATCACTTGTTAGTAAGTCGCCGCTAGGTAACGTTAAAACGCTAGGTGCAGTTACAGCGGTAACATTAAAAACGATAGAGCTAGCGGCTAATTTATTAAACACCGCTACTATCGTATCTTCTATGCCTTGCAGGTTGCCTTCATTAGAAAACATAGGCACGGTCATAATAATTTTGAAATTAGCCATAGGCGCTATAGTCGCTTGCTTATTATTGCTAGGCGTGAGGTACGGGTCTGCCGGTGCTACTACTACGCTGTTAGCTACTATTGTGCTAGGTGGAAAACTAAAAGTACTCCAAACAGCATTATTAGCTAAGGCAGCGGCTATAGTGCTGCGTAGTGTAGTTATGGCGGCTGGCATTATCCCACCATAGCGTTAGGCGATAAGTACGGCGCTAACAAACCGCGTATAGATGCCATTAAAGTATTACTCATCTTAAACGGGCTAGGGCTGTAACCGTCTACGCTTACGCCGCCGTTTTGTGTGCTAAAACGGCTAGTCCAGATATTCTCAGCTAACATAAGTGCAGCTGCGTTTATAGCAGGTGTATTAGCGTAGGTAGCCGTCTTTGTATCATCACCCGTCATAGTGCCGCTAGGTACTACGCGCCTAAAGTTTTGGTCAGCTGCCGTTTTTGCATATTGTATAAAGCTGTAACCCTGTGGGTATTGGTAATAGTTAAGCTGAAAATTAAACGCTGGCAATAAATTAGTAGTACCCGCGCTAAACGGTACTGTGCCAGTAATGGTATAGCTGCCGTTAAAAGTAGTGCCAGCCCCGGCTACTGTGACGGTTTGGCCAGTAGTAAATAGGCCGGGGTTAGCTATCATCACCGTAGCTACGTTATTTACTAACGCTGTCCCAACTACTGGCGCAGAGTCAAACCATAAAAACCCGTTAATTAAATCTTGCGCCGCTTGGCAAGTGTCCTCTATCCAAGTGTAAGAATCGTACAAAGTGCCAACGCCTAAAGATGCTTTTAACGTAGCAGCTGTAACGTAAGTAGCCGGCATATTTGTACCTTTCTTTGTAGGTCTGGCAGAGCCAAAGGGCTAAGGCCCTGCCAGACTATTAGTTATTTATTAGGTTAAGTTAAAACGACGGATACCGGCAGGCATTTTAACTAGCGTGGCCATAAAGCCATAGATAGCTACTTGTACCTGTAGATTTGATACCACGTTTACGCTCATATAAGCCTGTGGGCTTTCATAAACGGTTACTGCCTCTGGCACGATAATAAAGGCTGACTCATCAATAACGCCAGATACCATATTTTTATCTACATATAGGTCTAGACCTAAGACGTTACCTCTAATTGAGGTTGGTCTAACGTCGCCGCCTGCGTTCATTGGCTGGATAGCGTTATAAATTGGGCGGCCTGTGTTATCAGTTGCACCCATTAGCAAAGACCATTGAGAGGCATTAGCTAGATAATTTTGCGCAAAATAGCCAGTACCTTTATAGGCGGCAGCGGTTTGTTCAGCTGTGTAAGCAATAATGCCGGCACTTGTTGCAGCTTGTGGGTTAGCTTGCTGTCCACCGGCTGTTAGAGCTGCTACTACTGCCGTATCTGTTGCAGTTAAATACGCGTTTTGTAGTTGCGCTGTTAATTCTGCAAAAAAATTAGGGTCTGAACGCTCTAATAGCTCTACGCTAATAGTGTTCATACCGCTGTACTTAGATACGTTGGCAGTTAAATACTCAGTTACCATACCTGTATTTTGTACCGCTCCGGCCTCAGCTTCCACGGTTACTACAGGTGCTACACCCGAGCCCCCGCCATCTGACGTTACAAGTGAAGGCACGTTTATGGTCATACCGCTAGCAGGCAAAACGCCACGGCTGCAAGCCTCAACCGCGCTTCTTACAAAGCGGGTGTTAGTTACAAACTCAGATAAATACTGCTCTGGCTTAAATGCAGGGTTAGTAGTAAAACTATCATCTGCCGCTGTTACATAGAGTTTGCTCTGGTCATTACCTAGAGCAGCCTTAATTTTATGCTCTGTGTATGTTGCCATATTTACAATAGGTGTGCGTACTCTCTGTGAGTTTAATGCACTTGGCTTAATAATTCTGCGCGCGGCTTCTACAGGTGTAGTTTCACCCTCGGCATCATCTTTTTCATAGCTAACGCTTTTTAGCGTTACTGTTGCACCGTCTGGCAAAAATGTTGCCTCTGATGCTACTTCGTCCGGGGTTTTGTCCACGGTTTCACCTTTCGTTTCTGTTGGTTGGTTTTCATCTACTGCGTTTTCTTGTGCAGCAATTTTTAACACGGCAGCGCTTGGAAATGCAGCGCTTTCTACTAGAGATACCTCTTTTAAGGTAGCAGCCGTAACTAGCAGATAATCTTTTTCTTGGCGTGAGTCCTCTACCTCTACGCCTACACTAAGCCCGTCCATTAGCTGTTCTTGTGCAAGTAAAATTGCATCACTACCGCGGGTGCTAGCGCTTACCTTAAAGCTGCCATAAAGCCCGGCCTTATTGCTAGTAACGCTCTGCATACGTCCTACCGGCTTGGAATTATCGTGCGACATTAAAAGCTTTATTTTGCTTGGCTCTGGCACGGTTATAGAGTTTTCTGCAAACACTACGCGCCCGGCGCTTGTGTTGCCTACTTCTCCATAAGGTGCAATTTTGCCGCTAATCGTGCGCCTATCGCCGTTATCTACTGCCTCTATGTTGCCGCTAAATGTTAATAGCATTGTTTGGCCTCTCTGTTAGTCCACTAGGGCTTAGCTGTTCCATACTTTGTGCCTGCTCTACATCTATAAGACCTAGCGTTAGCATTTTTTCTATAGCTTCCAAACGCGCTAAAGTATCAGCGCGTAAAAATGTTGTATCTAACGCAAAACGCACCTGATTACCTCGGCGGGTTACGTCGTCCATACTAAGCCTGTTTTCAATAGCGCTAATAAACGGCTGTAATGAATAAGCTACAAACTCTTTACGCCCGTCTATAATATTTTGATAAGTCATTGAGTTATTCATATCCGCGCTTATGTAATATGCCGGTACGTTCATTAAACGGGCTATCTCTGTAGCTAAATACTGTGATGCTTCGTTATACATCATTTCTTTAGGTGAGTAGCCCACGGTTTGATAATCTAACGTGCTAGTTAAATAAGCTGTACTGCGTGAGTTACGCGCGGCTTTCCAGCTAGCTAATAACCCTTGTATTTGTGCCTCTGGTAAATCTGCCCCACTATTCTTAATAAACCCTGTAGCCATAGGCGTAGCAGCTGCAACGCTAGCCGCTTTTTGTATATCTAACGCGGCCTGTATTGTGCGCCCGCCTGTTTCTAATACGCCAGGTAACAAACTTTGAAAAGTTACTAAAGACCCTACGCCGCTATCTGGTACGCGCTGCCCATTTATTGAATAATAATCTACTTCGTCGCCGTAATTATCTGTAGTTACTGTAACGCGGGTATTAGCTACCCACTCAAAACCGCTAGGTCTGCCGTCATCTTCATACAAAGACGTAACGCGCCAATAGGCCACGCCGTATAAAAGTAAACTGTCCACGGTGTAACTTATGGTAACGCTGCGTGGCTGTCTTATGTCCGGTTGGTCTAACCAAACAGGGCTCTGTAATTTACGGCCTGTACTTTTTTGTATTAGCTCTAAATCTATACTTGCAATAACGCCACAGATTAAGTTACGGCATCTACTTACCGCGGGTACTTGCAAGGCTAAGTTTCTATCTATAAATGGTACGCCGTTTGTATTGTATAAACCGCCAAACGTATAAACGCCCGCGCCGTAAGTTTGTTGCATAATAGGCGGCGATAATTGCGCCTCTACGTCTTTTTTACGCAGGCCTATAGTTTGCAGTAATCCCATAGGGGCATTATTGCCTAAAAGTCAAGTATAGGTAGAGAGTTTAGGCTTGGGCGTGTCTAGGCGTATACCTTTGCCTCTGCTACAGGTTGCGCCAATATATGTATAACCATAGCTAGCCCAATAGGTATATCTACAGGCCCGGCAGACTTACGGCGCACGATACGCCAAGCATCGGGGGTCTGTTTAGCTGCGCAGTTAGCCATTTGTTGTATTAGCGCATCTTGCCCGCTATGTCTTAAACGGTCATTTACTAAAGCATCGTACATATCGCTACAGGCGGTGTAAAAGGTCTGCCCCGATATATCCCGGGTCTGTACCCCTGCATTTTGTAGCCTTTGGGCAATACTGGCAGTAGTGTATTTGTCGTAGCAGACTAAACGCGGGTAATACATATCGGCCCATTTTTTTATACTAGCTGCTACTAAAACCTCATCTACTGCTACCTGAGAGCTATAAGTTTCTAGTACTGCTAGGCCTATCTTGCCGTTAGGTAACAACTGGCCCATTACTAGGCTGGCATCTCGGCGGCTAGGGCTAACGTCAAAGGCAAAAACGGTAAGCGGCCCGGGGCTCATTTTTAGATTTATATCGCTGCTATCTTCAACAGAGCCAAAGGGCCACGGGCTTTGCAAGCTATCTATCCATTGGCTAAGGCTTTCTGTCCTAAATTGCTCTGTAGTCTGCACCGTTAGAGCTTCTTGCAGGGTTTCTTCAGTTATTAGTATGCCTAGCGCCGGGTTAGCAGCTGCCCACGCTTTACGGTCATCTAGGGCGCAAAATGGCGGGGCGCTATATTCGTAATAGCCTAAAGAGGGCGGCGGGTTGCTCTGGCAGCGCTCCCGTAACTCATTAAGCGTAGTGCTAAAGGCATCTCCAGCATTACTAGCCATTAGGGTCTGACTATTAGGCCTAGCGCGGGTTACAGGTAGAGCAGCTGCGTAGGCTTCTTGGTCTATTTCCCGTAACTCATCTATAAATAGAAAATCAGCGCTAGCACCTCTAGAGCTATCGCGGGTAGCAGCTCTAACATCAAGCCTAGCTCCACTCTTTAAGATAATGGCCTCGTTACCGTTTGTATATAGTATTTTCTTTAGTTGCTTCTTTAGGTCGGGGCTATCTTCAATAGCATTAGCTACCTCTCTAAAGGTAGTCAGAGCCATAGACCTAGCAGAGCTTATTACTATGTGATTACGCTCATTAAACAAAAACAGGCCAGCTAATATACGCATACGCGCTAAATGAGTCTTACCGTTTTGCCTAGCGCATATTGCTAGGTTTGTACGTCTAATAAATTGTTTATTTTTATCTATTGTGAGCATATCGTCTAATACAAAGCGCTGCCACGGTAAAAGCGGCAAGCCAATACGCTCGGCAAGCTCTGCAACCTCACCGCCCCTAGTAGGCCCTGATAACAAAACGTTATGTAACCGTGGTTGCACTAGCCCCCGTAAGGTCTGTTTAGGTTTGGTACTCATTAGTCTAAAGGCTGTGCAGGCTGGCCTAAACAAGGCCCGCTTTGGGTCATTACAGCGGTTTTCGGGGATATAATGCCAGA